CAAATAATAATAATGGTATTACAGCATTAATGTTAAATGCTAATGACTTTTTAGATAATCCTAAATTAGGTCAAGATATTAGATTCTCAGGTGGTTCAACAGCTAATGAAATTACTTTAGCTGATTATTCAGACTTTGGATCAGATTTTAGAAGTGTATCAAGTGCAAACGTTTATGGAACTTACGGTGTTGTTGCAGATGGTATTGGTGCAAATGTAAATTTAGTTAATCATAATTTTAATTACGTAGGTTCAGGAAAAAGTTTTGCAAATGATGTAAATGAAGTTGTTCAAGCAAATGAAGTTGTTGCTTCAACTAATGCAAAAATAAATTATAATTCAGTTGATCAAAGTGGTGGATTTAGACTTGGTGATCAATTTGCAGTAAATCAAAATACTGGATTAATAGAATTTAAATCTTCTGAATTAAGAATAGACACAACTTCTCAAATGTCAATTACTAATGGATCTAATACTACTGTTTTAGATGGTACAAAAGTAGAAACACCTAAATTAAGAATGAGTGGAACTACTATAGAAAGTTTATCAGGAAATCTTGATTTTAATTCAAGTACAAATGTAATTAATTTATTAAACAATGTTAATGTTACAGGAAATTTAGATGTAACAGGAAATATAACAATTGGTGGTAACATAACAATTGGTGATGAAGCTACTGATACAGTTACTATTACAGCTGGAATAGGAAGTGATTTAATTCCTGCAACAGATAATACTTACAATCTAGGTAATGATACTAGTAGATGGAATACATTATTTGCAAATGAAATACAAGTAGATAGTATTAATCTTACAAATAATGTAATTAAAACAACTGACAGTAATGCTGATTTAGAATTAATGGCAAATGGGACTGGCGGGATTAGATTAGAATCATTTAGATTTAATCAAAATACTATTACTAATGATTCAGGAGATATGACAATTACTCCTGCGACAGGTGTAGCAAGAGTTGACGGTACAGGAAGTATTAGAATACCAACAGGAACAACTGCTCAAAGACCTGGAAGTCCTGCAAATGGTATGATTCGTTATAATACAGATACAAGTTTATTTGAAGGATATGAAGGATCAAATTGGGTAGCATTAACAGGTGTATATGATTTAGATAGAGACACTTATATTACAGCAGAAGCTTCTCCAGGAACAGATGATGATACTATTAGATTTTATGCTGGTGGAGTTTTGGTAGCAAATGTTAATTCTACTAGATTTGATATAACAAAATTAATAGTAGATGACATAGAAATTAGTGGAAATACCATAAAAACTACGGGTGTAAACCAGGATTTAATATTAAATGCTAATGGTAATGGTAGCATTAGAATTGAAGACTTTAAATTCGAAGGAAATACGATAACTAATACTATATCGGCTCCAATCGTACTAAAAACGAGCGGAAACGGTTATGTTGATGTTTCAGATGCTGGTGGATTTGTACTTCCTTCCGGTACTGCAATAGATAGACCTGCTGTAGGTCAATTGGGTATGACAAGATATAATACTCAAGATAGCAGGGTAGAACTTTATGATGGAAGTAATTGGGGTTCAATTGCAGGTTCATCAGGAGCGATAAGCGTACTTGATGCAACTGAAATTTCAATAACATACGCAATTGCGTTAGGATAAAAATTTAAATGGCAACATATTTTAAAAATGCAATAATAAAAGACGTTGGAACAGTTCCAATAACGGTATATTCACCGCCAATAGGAACGAATACAATTGTTTTAGGACTTAATCTTGCAAACTTAATTGATAGTGTTGTAAAAGTTACTGTAACGTTACAAGATACAACTAGTGTTTCAGGTTATATTGTTAAAGATGTAATGATTGCGCCAAATTCTAGTTTAAGAATTTTAAGTGCAGGTGAAAAATTAATTGTTGCCTCACAAAGTACACTACAAGTGAATGCAGATATTGCCGATTCAATAGATGTTGTAATGAGTTACGTGGAGTTAACATAAGATGAGTAATATTGGTCAAAATTTAACGACATATTTGTCAGCAGGAATTAAAGATAGATATTTCTATGGTTTAAGAAGAACTGTTGAAGGTGAATTGTATATGCACAAAATTGACCAAATGAAAGCCGGTGAATCAGTTTCAATAAATGTTCCAGGTAATCCTGAGAAAAATTTTACTGATTTTGATCAAGGCGTAGATTTTTATGAAGGTAGAGGACCTAATCATTCTTTAGTTTATGAAAATTTAAAATACGAACAATTTAGATGGGACGATGTTAATCTAAATTATTATGTAAATGATGCTGGAGAGTTAGTAGTAAGAATTAATGCTACAAAAGATCAGGGCACTGTCACTTATCCAGAAACTTTAGAAACAGCCGGTGTCCAACCTAAAGAATTTACATTTGATAGAGATGTATATTCATTTGATAGTAATGAATCAACTTGGGATAGAACTTAAAAATACGTGGGAGTATAAAAAATGGCAAAAGAAATAATAAATGATGGTGTTATACCTAATGATGGTCAAGGTGACAATCTTAGGTTAGGTGCACAAAAAATAAATTCAAATTTTGATGAATTATATAACGCATTAGGAAATGGAGAAACTTTATCTACTATTTCTTCTAATACAGTTACGGCAACAGGAGGTAATAAAATTACTTTCTATTTTCCAACTGAAGGAGATTTACCTAACGCAACAACTTATGACGGAATGTTCGCCCACGTACACGCCGACAATACAAGTAGAGTTGCTCATTCAGGAACTTGGATTAAATTAATTCAAGAAACTTCTTCTATCGATATGTTATCAGATGTTGAGACTTCAAGTCCAGCACCAACTGAAGGACAAGCATTGGTTTGGAGTACTTCAAACAGCAGATGGCAGGCAGGAACAATTGATTCAGGCGCAGGATCTTTTGTATCTTTAGCTGACACTCCAGGTAGTTTGGCTTCACATAATAATAAATTTGTATCCGTAAATTCCACTGCAAATGCTATAGAATTTAGTACACCTAGCGTTGATAGACTATCAGATGTTGATGTAACTACTACACCTCCAACAGCAGGACAAGTATTAAAATGGAATGGTACAAATTGGATTCCAGGTGTTGATGCAACATCAGGTGGAGCAGGATCAGATGCAGATACATTAGATGGTTTAGATAGTACATATTTTTTAAATTACAATAATCTTACTAACAAACCAACTGTAGCAACTACTTTAGTAGGATTAACTGATACTCCTGCAAATTATACAGGAGCGGCAAATAGATTTGTTAAAGTTAATAACGCAGGAGATGGAATAGTATTTTCCGTTGCAAGTACTGACGAAGGTAATTTATCAGAACTTTCTGATGTAACAACAATAGGAGATTATTACAATGTATCAAATGCAGTATACACACCTGCATCAGGAGTACTTGTATTAACTATTGGATTACATAATTTACAAGTTGGTCACAATATAAAAATTGCTTCAAACAGCATAGTCTTTACTTGTGCTCAAGACAGTCATGCAACAGAACATAGTTATCCAAGAGGAAGTGGATCAAATTACGCAGGTGGAAAAGATCCTGCATATACTTCTACATCCGCAATTACGGCAGTAGGTACAGATTCGATTACTGTAAATGTTGGTATATCAAGTAATACAACAGCACACACTTTTATAAGAGCTACTGATAATTGTATATCAGTTACTGAAAAATCTTATAGTACATCAGCGGCATCATATACACCAGCAACTGGAGTACTTGTATTAACTATTGGAACACATAGTATTAAAACAGGTCATTCTGTTTCGATTGTTACAAATAGTTTGACGTTTACGTGTGCTATGGATAGTCATGCAACAAACCATACATATCCAAGAGCATCTGGTTCGAACGCACCAGGTGGAGCTGATTATGTATACAATAAACCAGTTTTAGTTACAGAAACATCATCTACAACAATTACTGTAAATGTTGGTATAGCTAGTAACCAAACAGCACATATTTTTGTAAGTGCTACTGCAAATAATATAAGAGTTGCACCATCACATGGTGATTCATTATATTTCAATGGAGTATCTTGGGTAAAACAAAACGGACCAATATCAAGATATGAAATTACAAATGATGGAAATAACAATTATGTTTGGGAAGGTCCTGGTTTCTTAACTGCAACTAATGATCCAGTAATGTATATGAACAGAGGCCATACATATGTTTTAAACAATAGTTCAGGTGGTAGTCATCCATTTGAAATAAGAGTTAGTAATGGTGGATCAGCATATACAAGTGGAGTAACAGGTGATCAAAAAAATACACAGGTATTTAAAGTACCTATGGATGCACCTAGTACATTGTATTATCAATGTACATCTCATACAGCAATGGGTAACACAATTAACATAGTGAGTTAATAAATTATGAGTCAAAACGAACTTGGAATAGGTATAGAAGAATTAACAAAAACACTTGGAGACTCTAGGTATTTTTATGGACTTAGAAGAACTAATACAGGTGAAGTATATCTTTCTAAAGTAGATTTATTAGAATTAAATGACGGTGTTCAAGTTAATAGACCCGGTGCTATGGCAGGAAATTATAAAGACTTTACAAGAGGTGAAGACTTTTATGATGGTAGAGACATACAACATAAAAAAACTTATGAAAATTTAGTATACGAACAATATAAATGGGATGGAAGAAATATTAATTATTATATTAACAATGAAGGTGAATTAGTATTAAGAGTTAATGAACAATATACGTACAATGTATAAAATAAATACTAGTAATTAGGACTTATGGCAGATTTTAAAATAGATAGAATACGTTTTAAATGGAAAGGTGACTGGTTAGCAGGAACTCAGTACGTTAAAGATGATATTGTAAGATATGGTGCAAAAGTTTATACTTGTATCGAAGTCCACCTTGCTGATTCCAATTTTTATAACGACTTAGATAATGCTACACCAAGATGGTCTCTGACTATGTCAGGTCAGTCTTGGACAGGAAACTGGCAACCTAATAAATTTTATAAAATAGGTGAAGTAGCAAAAGTTGGAGCAACACTTTACCAAGTTACTCAAGGTCACTTATCAAATGCAGATGCAAATAATGGAATATTAGGTGATGAAAGTAAATGGGAATACTTTGCAAGAGGGGAAAAATGGACATCTACATGGTTACCTAATACACTTTATAGTGTAGGTGAAACAGTTGTTTATGGTGGATCAGTTTGGAAGTGTGTAACAGCACATACATCATCTACAGCGGTAGCTGGATTAGAATCTCATCAAGCTAAATGGACACAATATCATAGATCAGACAATTACAGAGGTTATTGGACACCTAACACAAGATATTATCCAGATGATATTACAAGATATGGTGGAACAGTTTATAGAGCTCTAGCAGGACATACTTCTGCTCCTACAGATTATTGGAATGGATTTACATCAGCAGATTATTCAACAAATTCTTCAAACGGTGTAGGTGCAATTTTCAATATTTTTAAAATTGGTACAAGTTTTTATGCAAAATTTACAAACACAGGAACAAACTTTGCGGCGGCAAATACAATTACTGTAGTAGGTAGTAAAGTAGGCGGAGCCGACGGTGTAAATGATGTAGTAATAACAATTAGTTCAGTAGATGGCGGTGGAGCAATTTCTACTTTTACTGTAAATGGTACAGCGGTTTCTGGAAATAATGGTTTAGAAGCCAATCAAGCGGCATGGGAAATAGTTATTGAAGGTATAGATTATATAGGTCATTGGGCAGAAGGAACAAAATATAATAAAGGTTCATTAGTATCTTGGAGTCCGGGAATTTGGAAAGTAACAACTGATCACTGGTCAATAACACCACACATGAATGAAACTAATTTTTCATTGTGGGTACCAGGTGCAGAATATGAAGGTTCTTGGGACGCAAACAAATATTATCAAAAAGGTGATGTTGTACAATTTGGTGGATACAGTTATTCTGCTTTAGTAAGCAATACAAATATTGCACCAGGTGTAACAGATAGTACAAATACTTGGGAATTATTACAAACAGGTTATAACCATCGAGGTGAATGGGATAGTACAACTGCATACAGAACAGGAGATGTAGTTAGAGCAGGTGGTAATTTATTCATAGCAGTACAAGCCAACACAAATGATGATCCAGTTACAACTTTTGTTTATGATCCAGGCAGTGATGCTCCTGATCCTTGGCAATTATTAGTAACAGGTGTAGCATTTAAAGGTCCTTGGAAAGAAAGCGATGCCAATGGAGCAATTACTTACTATGTAGGTGATGTAGTTACAGAAAAAGCAGATTTATATCGTTGTATAACAACTCACGTTGCAACTTCTTCAGATGCTAAACCAACTTTAGATGAAGAAAGTGAAAATGTTGGACCACTTTGGGTTAGATTGGCACAAGGGGCTACAGGTAACATATTAGAAATAGATGGAGATTTAAAATCTCATTCAGGGTCTGAAGATACTAGAATTGCAATTGGATCCTTTGGACAATTATTCAAAGTTAATGACGCTAATGATTATGGAGTTTGGGGAGACCATGATGTAGTAGCTAAAGTATTTTATGTTTCACCTTATGGAGAAGATAAATTAACAAGTGGTAAAAGTGTTGCAGGTCCATTTAAAACAATCAAATATGCTTGTGACTTTGTTGCACAAGACTTGGCAAGTAGAACTCCAGCAACTATAATTGTTAAAACAGGAGTTTACGAAGAAATTTTACCTATAAAAGTTCCAGCGAAAGTTCATATTTGGGGAGACTTTACAAGACGTGGTGCAAACGTTAGACCTAAATCAGGTTACGAAGGAACAAATATGTGGCTTTTACATGATGCAACAGGAATTGCAAATGTAACAATGCAAGGATTAACTGGTGGATTAGGTTCTGCAAATGAATATGGAACTAAACGTCCATCTGGTGCGGCTTATGTTTCTTTAGATCCAGGAAGTGGACCTAGTGATGGAACAGTTCATATTACAACAAAATCACCTTATATTAAAAATTGTTCAATATTTGGAACAGGGTGTACTGGATTAAAAGTAGATGGTGACTTACACAATGGCGGATTTAAATCATTTGTTGCAAATGATTGTACACACTTTATTGAAAATGGTGTTGCTTGTTGGGTTAATGGAGATGCTAGAGTAGAATTTGTATCAGTATTTTCTTATTATTCACACATAGGATATTTGGCAACAAACGGTGGAAAATTTAGAGCAACAAACGGTAACTGTTCATATGGAGATTTTGGTGCTGTTGCAGAAGGACTTTTAGCAAGTGAAACACCTATATCAGGAAAAATTAATAACCAATCACAAGAAGCACATATAGACAAAGTATATAATGATGAAAATGAAATTTTTGCTTTTGCTTATGATCACGCTGGACAAGATTATACTTCAGCAAGTATAACAATTCAAGGATCAGGAGAAGGTGCGGCAGGAGCCATACGTTGGCCACAAATAAGACATGGTGCAGTAAACAAAATTAGAGTTTTAGGATTAGATGATTCTTCAAATCCAGGTGGTATAGGATATACAAGTGAATTAGGAAATGCTCAATCTGGTACAAATAAAGAAATTAAATTAAGACCTCAATATGAAGGAACAGTAAATGAAACTGTTGGACAAAGAATTTATATTTGGGAAGGTGCAGGAAGAGGACAATACGGATATATTTCTGGTTATAATGCAACAACAAAAGTTGCAACTGTTAAAAAAGAATTTGATGATACAGATGGTTGGCAACACTTCATGGGTGGTTACCCAATTGAACCATTACTAGATGCATCTACAAAATATTCAATAGAACCTAGAATAACTTTTACTCCTAACGCTGGAAGTAGAAGTAATATTAGTTACGGTTCAACAGGAGAAATGTTATTAGGCGCTTCAGGAAAAATTGGAGCATCAGATATTACAGCTCTAATAGGAAATGGTGTAGGTAATAGAACTTCTGATGGTACAAATTGGCTTGCGGCTGGTGGAATTCCTTCAAAAGATTGGAATAGTATTACTAAAACAACAAATTATTTTGTAGCAACCGCGGCTGATGGAACATTAATTAGATCGGCTGATGGAACAAGTTGGACAGATATAAGTGCAAATATTCCTTCAGATGTATTAAGAGCATCTGCTTATGACGTTACTGAAAACATTTTAATAATTGCTTCAGAAACAGGAATGATATACAGATCAACAGATGAAGGTGCTACATTTAGTTCAATTCAAGTTGAACTTTATGATGGATCAACACCAGTGTTTACACAAATGGCTTGTGGTAATGGATTATTCATAGGTGCAAACACTACTGGACAAACTTGGGAAAGTATGGGCGGTGGTACAACTTGGACTAAAGCCGCTAATATGGGTGACTTTTTAATGGACACTAATTCAGGATTACAAGTTGTTCATAGATATAATTTGAAAAAATTAACATTTGGTGGTGGTAAATTTGTTGCATCAGTACAAGATGCACCTGGTGATGAAAGTACAGTTGCTAATAAATTTTTAATATCAAATGCTAACGCGGCACAATCACAAACTTCATCTTCTTACAGTTGGACAGAAAGTGATACGCCTCCACACGCAGGACCATATACAGATGTTGCATATTCTCAAGGAGTTTATATTGCAATTACTGACGGTGGGGATCATGCATATAGTTTTGATGCATATTCTTGGAAACAATTAGATTCAGCATTGGCAGGAACTTACAATGGTATAGTAGGTGGAAGAAATACTGCAGGTGGATACTTTATTCCATTACGAACTGGTTCTCAATCTGGAGCAGAAAAAATTCTAAAAGGTGCAACACCTTTAGCTAGAGCAATTACAAGTTCTTCAGCAATTACAAATATACAAATTTTAGATCCAGGTAGTGGATATTCAACAGAACCTACAGTTACTATCACTGATAACAAAAATACTGCAGAAGCATCATTAAAATCATTTGTACAAAATGGAGTACTTTCACAACCAGAATTTACAAACAGAGGTACAGGATTTATAAATGTAACTGCAACTTTAAGTGGAGATGGTTTTGCAGATGAATATCAAGTTGGACCTTATATTGAAGTTAAAGATTTATCTAGAAAACCTGGACCAGGTGCAATTTTATATGTAACTGGAATTGATGATCAAGTTTATAGAATTACTCAAATTAATAAAGTTGTTGGTGCAGAACCTAGTATTTCTGCTCAATTCAGAATAACACCAACAATGAAAGCAAATGAATCACCTGCTCATGATGTTGCATTAACAATAAGAGAAAAATATTCTCAAGTTAGATTAACAGGTCACGATTTCTTAGACATTGGAACAGGTAATAAATCTACAACTAATTATCCAGGTTTATATACTACTGGTTATACAGAAGGTTATGAACTTAAACAACAAAATGAAACTGTATCAAATGGAGGAGGTAGAGTATTTTATACTTCTACTGACCAAGATGGAAATTACAGAGTTGGTGAATTATTTGAAGTAGAACAGGCAACAGGAATAGTAACTCTAAATGCTGATTTATTTGACTTGTCAGGTTTAACTGAATTAAGTTTAGGTGGTATTGTAATAGGTGGAACTGAAGTTAAAATTGAAGAATTTAGTACTGATGGTACAATGGCGGCTAATAGTGATAGCGTTATACCAACACAAAGAGCAATTGCATCATATATAGGTTCAAAAGTTTCTGGTGGTGGAGCAAATCTTACAACAAATGAAGTAAGAGCAGGACAAATTAAATTAAGAAATAATGAAATGTTTAATGAAGCATTTCCCACAAATGGTCAAATTGTATTCTCTGGAGCAGTATCAATAGCGGCTGTAAGTGGTAGTATTATAGCAACTTCATACTTTTTAGGGGCAGGACCGGCTGAATTTTTAAATGAGGGTGGCCCTGAAAGAGACGCATTATATGGTGAATAAGGATTTAACAGTAATGATAAATAAAAGATATAAAAGGATTTAACGAAAATGGCTGAGTTTAAACTAGGTAGAATTAAGTTTGTTTGGAAAGGTTCTTGGGCAACTACTACAACTTATTATGTTGATGACGTAATAAGATATGGTGGAAGAACTTACAATTGCGTAACTAATCACACATCTGGTACATTTCAAACTGATTTAGGTGCTGTAAAATGGCAACTAATGTCAGATGGTATAGAGTGGAAAAGTGATTGGGTTGCAAATACAACTTATAAACCAAATGATGTAGTAAAATACGGTGGTTACATTTATCTTGCTAACACTGGTCATACCTCAGCGGCAACAGTTGCTTTAGGATTAGAAGCCGATCAAGCTAAATGGGATTTATTCATAGAAGGTTTTGATTGGAAATCTGATTGGACAATTTCTACAAGATATAAGAAAAACGATTTAGTAAAATATGGTGGTTCAGTTTATCTTTGTATAACAGAACACGAATCAGATAACACAACAGCAGTTGGTCTAGAAGGTCAACAAGCTAAATGGGAAATTTTTGGAAAAGGTTTTGTTTGGTCAGGTGACTGGGCAATCAATACTAGATATAAAGTTAATGACACCGTTAGATATGGTGGACAAATTTACGTTGCTATAACTGGACATACTTCAGCGGCAACTGAAGCAGATGGTTTAGAAGCCAACCAAGGACAATGGCAAGCCTTACACAAAGGAATTGAATTCAAAGGTGACCACGCAACAGCAACAAGATATAAAGTAAATGATGTTGTAAAATATGGTGCAAACATTTGGATTTGTACAACACAACATACATCAACAGGAATTTTATCTGCCGATGAAGCTAATTGGTCAATTTTAATTCCAGGTATTGAATTTGAAGATACTTGGAGCAACTCTACAAATTATCAACCAGGTGACTTTGTTACTTACGGTGGATATAGTTATGTTGCAGATAGAAATAATATTAATAAACTTCCACCTGATAATTCAGACGACTGGACTTTATTCGTAACAGGATTTAATTTAAGAGGTGACTATAATGGCGCAACTGCATACAAACAAGGTGACGTTGTTAGAGTTGGCGGTTTCACTTATCTTGCAATTGCAGATGGAACAGGTAATAGACCACCAAATGTAACTAAATGGGATAAACTTAACGAAGGATTATATTGGAAAGGTGCTTGGACAAATGCAACTTACTATGACAAAGGAGATATAGTAAGAGGTACAACAAACACTACTACAAGTTATCTTTGTATAACAGAACACACATCAAATAACGTTGGTCCATCAACAATTAATCAACCAGACTATCCACCAGGAGCAGGTGTTGATACTAGTGCATGGCAATTATTGGCGGGTGGTGCAGAATCTTCTGTATTAACAACGAAAGGTGATCTTTTAATTTATGGTCAATCAGGACCAGCAAGATTACCAATTGGTAAAGCAGGACAAACTTTAGTTGTAAATAATGCAGGTGACTTACCTGAATGGGGATACTTTGGTGCAATAGATCAAGTTTATTACACAGGTCCAGCTGGACAAGACAAACCTTCTCCAGATGCAGGAACAACACTTGACAAACCTTGGAAATCTTTAAGATATGCTTTATGGCAAATAGAACAAGGACCAAGAAATCCTCAAGGAACTTATTTGTTAGAAAGAAACAAAGCATTCATTCAAGAAGAAACTTTAGCTTGGATTAATGCACAAATTTCAGGAAACACTTCACCATTTACAAATGCTTACACATACGACGCTGTTAAATGTAGAAGAGATGCAGGATTTATGATAGATGCACTTTTATATGATTTAAGACATGGCGGAAATGAAAAATCAAGATATGCAACACTTAGAATTTCAACACAAACAGAATTTGTAAATCATAAAGATGAATTAACAGCTTATCTTAATAGATTAGTTTATATTTCTCAACAATGTGTAGCCAATAATGCAGGTTATTCTGCTTTACAAGGTACAGTTAATCAACTTATTGATAATAATTACGTAACTGAATCTGCAGTATCAGGAGAAATTGCAAGTTATGTAAAAATTGCAACAGATTGTCTTGCGGCAGGAAATACAGCTGGAGTTCCAGCAGAAGAAGTTCCACAAACTACATTATTTGCTAAGAGCGGAACATATGAAGAAGTGTTACCTCTTTCAGTTAAAAAAGGATTAGCAATAGTAGGAGATGAATTAAGATCAACAATTGTTAAACCAGCAGGTCAAATTGTTGGTACAAGTGACACACAATATACATTACAAGGTCTTGGTAGACTACAGGCAATTATATCTGATATAGTTACAAATAGTGCTGTAACACCAACACCAGTAGGCGGAGTTATAACTTTTACAACACCAGGTGCAGACTTAGGTTTTGTTAATGGAACTTATAATAACGTTGCAGTAACAGGTGGTTCTGGATCAGGATGTACAATGGATGTAACTGTATTATCATACACAATTACTAGTCTTACTGTAAATCAACCAGGACAAAATTATGCAATTTCTGATTCATTAACAATTCCAGGAGCAACAATTGGATCTGATGGAGTATTCACAGTTAATAGTGTTACAACAGGAAATAATTTAACACAAAATACAGATGCACCAGCAGGTTCAGGAGCGGCAGGAACAGCGGCGGCGGCAATTGCACAAAATATTTACGACCATATAGATTTCAAAGTTAATGCTAATGGATCTGATCCAGCAATGACAGGAACAAATACTGCTCAAGCAGATGCAGGTTATTCAGATGCAAGATTAAGATTGTTAGCAAATATGGATTTTGTTGCTTTAGAAGTTGCAGAATTTGTACAAAGAGCAAATCCATCTCATAGTAATTTTAAAGATAAATGTTTAGCAGATGTCAAATATTATCTACGAGCAATAATGGATGATATGCAATATACTGGAAATTACAAATCATTAAAAGCATCTGATTCATATATTAATTCTAGACTTACTACAGGTTCAGCTACAAGCGATATGTTCTATGTAAGAAATGCAACAGGAATTAGAAATATGACAGTTCAAGGATTAAATGGAACATTAGGTTCTGCAAACGCTTATGGAACAAAACGTCCAACAGCAGGAGCATATGTATCATTAGATCCAGGCTGGGGAACAACACACGAAGAAGTATGGATTACTTCTAAATCACCTTATATACAAAACGTAACAACATTTGGAACAGGATGTACTGGATTAAAAGTAGATGGTGCATTACACGATGGCGGTTTTGATTCTGTTGTTGCAAATGACTTTACGCAATTATGTGATGATGGTATAGGTGCATGGATTACAAATTTAGGTAGAGTAGAACTTGTATCAGTATTTTCTTATTACGCACACATCGGTTATCTATCAGAAAATGGTGGAAAACTTCGTGCTACAAACGGTAACTCATCTTATGGTGACTACGGTTGCGTTGCAGAAGGAGTTGATTCTTCTGAAACTGCTATAACAGGAACAGTTGATAATCATAGTGAAGACGCAGATGTTGCCAATGTAATGACAGATGGTAATAAAATTTTAGCATTCGAATATAATAATGCTGGAAGACAATATTCTGGTGCTACACTTACAATATCAGGAGATGGTTATGGAATTACAGGTGAAACTGCAACTTATAATACTGGTGGTGTTTACAAAATTAGATTATTAGAAACTAATACAGTAACAAGTAACCTTGGTGGTGCGACATATATGTCTGCTACTAACAATGCACAAACAGGTACAGCTACACAAATTACAATAGCTAACGCAGATAGTAACGCCAGTGGTGCATACACAGGTATGGCAATATGGATTACAAAAGGTAAAGGTGTAGGTCAATATGCATACATCGACGCTTACAATTCTGCAAGTAAAGTTGCAACTGTTAAAAAATATTCAGACGACGCGGCAGGATGGGAAAGATATGGCGGAGACGCAGTTGAAACTCTTTTAGATGCTACAACAGAATATACAATAGAACCTAGAGTAGTTATTGGTGCTCCAAATAATGATGGTAGTACAGCAGTTAGACAAGCAGTTGCAAGAGCAATTGTAACTTCTGAAAAGATTTCTTCAGTAAGAATTATAGATTGTGGTGCAAGTTATACTTCAGCACCAGCAGTAACATTTACTGATCCTAATAATACTACAGATGCTCCAGTACAATCATACATAGATGATGGTGTACTAGGTCAACCAACTTTCACTGCAGGTGGAACAGCTTATAATACTGCAAGTGTAACAATTACAGAAGAACCTACAGCTAAAAACATAACAGCTATTTCACAAGCCACTGTAGCTGTTGTTACATCAGCAGGACATAATCTAGTTGACGGAACTAAAGTAACATTTGCAAGTGTTGGTGGAATGTCAGAATTAAACACAGGTGTATGGTATTACATTAAAACATTAACAGTAGATACATTTGGATTATATACTAACGATGATTTAACTGCTGGATTAGATTCTACAAACTTTACAACATACACTTCAGGTGGAACTGCAACACCATTTGGTGGACACAGAGATGAATTCCAAAACGGAAGATATATTCAAGTAGAAGGTTTATCAAAAGTTCCACAAACAGGATCAAATCTAGAATTTGATGGAATTTCAACTGAAACATTTCCTTATGCATATACTCTTATAACTGCAAACAAGGCTTATATAGAAGATGAAGTAATAGCATGGTTTAATACAACTTATCCAGGAATACACAATGCTGGACAAAATACAAAATGCGAAAGAGATGTTGGATATGAAATTGATGCAATGGCATATGATATAAAATACGGTGGTAATACAGAAACTATTAGAGTTGCTAAAGCATACTGGCAAGGTGTTACTTCTCAATTAGCGGCAGGTGAACAAGCATACGCAGTTGCAGTTAATAACAAAGTAAAAGAAATGCTTAACGAATATATTTTAGATAACGTAGCTTGGACAACAACACAAAGTCCAGTTGTTACATCACAAACAACTAATTCTAATAATGGTGAGTTAGGTGTAAAAGACAAAGTTACAAGTTTAATTAAAACTTTAAATGATGTAATTGAAAATGGTTTAACTTCTGTACCAACTACACAAGGATTAAACAATCCATACTTTAAATTAGTAAGTGTACAAAAATTACGTGGTACTCAAGCTCCATATTCAGCATTATTACAAATTAGTCCACAAATGACAGCCGCTCAAGCTCCAGCACATGGAACTGGTTTATCTGTTAGACTTAGATATTCACAAGTTAGATTAACTGGTCACGATTTCTTAGGAGTAGGAACTGGTAACCAAGCATCTACAAATTATCCTGGAACGCCAAATAGAACTAACGACCAAGAAAGAGAAACTGTTGAAAGAGGTGGTGGTAGAGTATTCTTTACTGCAACTGACCAAGACGGTAACTTTAGAGTTGGTGACTTGTTCTCAGTACAACAGGCGACTGGTATTGCATCATTAAATGCAGATGCATTTAACATTTCAGGATTACAAGAACTTCAGTTAGGAGATTTAACACTAGGCGGAACATCTGCTTCTGTTAATGAATTCTCTACTGACGGTACATTTGCGGCAAATAGCGACAAAATTGTACCAACACAAAGAGCGATAAGAACATATGTTTCATCACAAATTGGTGGTGGTGCAAGTGCTATTAACGTAAATACTATTACTGCTGGTCAAATTGTGATCACTAGTAATACAATAAGTACAACAACAGGAGCAAGTATCCAAATTAACGCTGGTGTTAACTTCAAAAAAGGAGTTGCAGGAGCGCCATTGGCAATGAATTACTTGATCCATAGTTAATAAATAGTTAAAACATTTAAACAAGGAGATAAAACACATGGCTTCAGGAAGATTAGGCAAAGCAGACTTGGTGGCCAGTACCGATACCGTAGTTTACACGGTACCTGCGGATACTTTTACCGTAGCTACTGTGTCTATCTGTAATAGAGGTAACCAAGTTGTCACTATCAAAATGGCAGTGGCAGATGCGGCAACCCCAGACGCTTCAGAATACGTTGAACACAACGTTGAAATTCTGTCAGCAGGGGTTTTAGAACGTTCAGGTTTAGTGATGTCAGCTGGTCAAAAGCTAGTTGTATGGTCATCAGGCGCTAACGTAGCCGCAGTAGCAATGGGCATTGAAACTGGATTATAATATTATACTATGTATAATACTTAAATCAGTCTAAAATGCATAAATAATTAAAATAAGGAAAAAAGGACGCAAAAATGGGAAGATATATTTCAACAACTGGAACTGCTGGAGTAGTAACCAAAGAGGTTAATACTACTTACAGTGCCTCTGTTAATGATAGAATTCTTGCTGATTCAACAGGTGGAGCATTTACAATTACTCTACCAGTTAGTACAGGTTTGTTAGTTAATGATACAATACAAATTATTGACGCAACAGCTCAAGCAGGAACTAATAACATAACAGTTGGAAGAAATGGTGCTCTTATCCAAGGTTCAGCAGAAGATTTAACAGTCGATTTAGCAGGTGCTATTATGACTTTAATCTATACTGGTGCAACTTATGGATGGATAGTAGGTGCTGTATAATATTTTTATTATATAACATTAACCATTAAAATATTGTAAGGAGTTTTAAAAAAGGTAGATATGCCAGCAACAAGTCTTAGAGGATTATTAGGAACTAAACAAGATACTTTCGTAGCATTTGGCGAAGAAAATCTTGAGAAGGGTAGAATATATGTCTACACTCAAGGTGCCAACTATTCGAGATTATGGTGCGGATTTTGTTTTCACCCAGGTGAAGCAGGAACGGCTACAATAGAAGTTTGGGGAGCTGGTGGTAGTGGTGCAGAAATGTGCTGTTGCGGATTTGGCTTACCTGGTAATTCAGCGGCATACGTAAAAAGAACTATCTCATTAGCGGCTAATGGTTATATTTGCGGATGTACTGGTCAATCCTGTGGTAATGGAGATACATTATGTCACAGAGGTTGCTCTGAACCAACTTTCATGAATATTTCCAAAGATGGCACAGCAGGTGGATGTACTTGTATTTGTGCTCAAGGTGGAGCAGGTGGCGTTTCTTACTGTTCTTCAAACGAATCATTTTATTGTTGTTATAAAGCAAACGGTTTTTGTGTTACAAAAACTGAAAACGATCACTGCGGTATTGTATGTAATATGTGCGATGGAAAACATATCGCTCAAGCATATTGCGGAAATATAATGTGTCCAGGAAGAACTTCTTGTGTATCAGCATTTGGCTGTCACCCAAGTTGTCCTTGTCAATTCCACTGGCACAATCCGACACCGGCAGGAATGTTCAGTGAAAACGGAGCATATATCACTTACAATACAGAAAATAATAATGGATTTTCACAATGGTCAGGTAGTGGAGGTCACCAAATGGAAGCATCACTAGGTGCTGGAAGATTCCCAACTGGTGGAATACCTTGGGCAACTTGCTGGGGAGCAAGTAAGGCTTGTAACTGTTATGAAGCAGATCCATGTATACCACACGTTCCAGTAGGAATGGGAGGTCACGGACCAATGCCTTGCGATGGAGTAAGAGATCACGCAAACAGAGGTGGCCATGGTGGAGTTAGAATTAAATGGATAACAGGATAATATTATGGCATCATTAACGACATTATTGCAAACAAAATATGATGGGATAGCGGCTGGAGAAACTAACCTGGAAAAAGGTACAATTTATACTTTTTATCCTTCCAACGATTATAGCACAAACTTCCAATGTCACGTATGTTGGAAACCACCTGCAAACGGTACAGCACTTTTAGAAGTTTGGGGAGCGGCTGGATCAGGTGCAGAAATGTGTTGTTGCGGTGGAGGAATACCAGGTAACCCAGGTGGTTATGCTAAAAAACAACTAGCGGCTTTTGGTGCAAGTTGGTCAGATTGTTTTGTTTGTTCAGTTATTGGTTTATCATGCGGTAACTCAGATACTTTAAGTCACAGAGGACGTTCAGAACCAACTCAAGTTTGTTGGTTTGCCGGCGGAGCAGATGGATGTATTTGTTCTGAAGGTGGTCAAGGAGGATGTTCTATTTGTTCTACTGGTAATGCATTATATTGTTGTTTTGTAGCACAAAATTATTGTCATACACAAGGTGGAAGCACTTATTGTGGAATAATTTGTAATTATAGAGATGATGGTGGAAACAGTTATGACGGTGCAGATTATTGTGCATTTGCTTATGGCGGAGATGTAAACTGTTATGGTGGATTTAGTTGTTATTACTTTAGAGGATGTCAACCAAACTGTAACTGTAGATATATTGCAGTAATTAAAGTTCCACCTGGAATGGTTTCAGAGTGCGGTGGAGAAGTTCAATACGCACACGATGAAGATAGTGAAAAAGTTTATCACTCAGGTTCAGGCGGAATTATGGGAGTTATGGAACCTCTTAATTTAATGACAAGAAGTCCTACACAAGGTTCACCTTACAACGCTTGTTGGACAGGTAATGACTCTTGCGGTTGTTATCAAGATCAAGGATGTATTCACTTCTTTCCAGGAGGAATACCAGGACAAGGACCAACACCGTGCGATGGATATAGAGATCACGCATGGAGAGGTGGAAACGGAATATTAAGAATTAAGTTTATAGCTTCGTAAAAAGGAATAAATATTATTATGGCAACATTAAAAAACATATTAACAACAAGACAACCGGCAAGTATGTCAGAAAATAACCTAGAAAAAGGTTACATTTATGCATATTCTCCGGGTACTCAATTTGCTAATTTTTGTAATGGTGTTTGTTGGACAGCTATAGCAGATGGAAAAGCTATTGTAGAAATTTGGGGAGCTGGTGGATCTGGTTCTCGTATGTGTTGTTGCGGAGATGGATTACCAGGTAATGCAGGAGCATATTCTAAAAAAACAATTCAAGTAAATCAAGGTGATACAATTACAGCTACTTTAGGAATGGCTTGTAGAGCTCACCCACTTTGTCACTCAGGATGTAGTGATTCAACTCAATTATGTTACATAACAACTACTGGAAGTGGAGATGGTTGTTTGTGTGCAAGAGGTGGATATGGTGGAAAATCTATGTGTACAACTGGTACATCTTTCTATTGTTGTTACAGTGCAGAAGGTTTCTGTACTAATAGATGTAACAATGACAATTGTGGAATGACTTGTAACTGGTGTAATGGTGCATGGGAAGCCTTAGCATATGGTGGAGATATAAATTGTTGTGGACAAATAGGCTGTACTAGTTGGTTCGGCTGTTGCCCTCACTGTAAATGTTTCTTCCAAAGACACGCTCCTATACCTTCAGGACTTTTTGCGGAAAATGGAGCATTAATTACGTTCCAAACAGAATCAGATGGAACACCTATGTCTAACTGGTCAGGTAACCAATTATTCCAATATTATGCGGCTCTTAATTTGGCTACTAAATCACCAAGACAAGGAAATCCAAGAGCTTATTGTTGGAGATCAGACAGATCTTGCGGTTGTTATGAATCACAAGGATGTGCTAATTTCTTACCAACAGGAGCAGGTGGACTACCGCCAATGGCTTGTCCAGACGTTAGAGACCACGGAATACGTGGAGGACACGGAGGAGTTAGAATCAAGTTTATAGCTTCGGCATAATAATTGCAGGAGTAGGATAAATAGTTAAAACAAAGGAACAAAAATTATGATAACAAAAGCGTTTAACATTGAGATGCCAAATAAACCATACGTGGACAACTTTTCAGATAATACTGTTCATGCTTCAGAATATGTTGGATTTAAATACGTTAAAGTAATAGTAGATGCAAATGATTGGGTAGTAAATGTAGTATCTGAAGCTGATTCAATGGCCGAATTAAACGAACAAGCATCTCCAGTTCCAGCAGGTTGCAGTGCAGTTGTAATTGACGCTACAGCAAATCCTTTTGAAGCGGCTTTTATTACAGGAGATTATACAACTGGTGCAGTTGCGGCTTATGAAGAATCATTAGGAACAAATGATGATGACGGAAATCCAGAAACTTGGTCATATACTTGGCAAGAAAATAGCCTTTTAGCTCAAATTTACTTACACGGTACAATGAAATATACAGCTGGTTCTTTTGTTAAACCTCAAATGAGAACACACGCATTAACTAGACAAATGTTCTTAGATTCTTTAGGACCATTAGCTGATGGTTTACAAGCTAATCTTGATGCAGATACGGCAGAACCTAAATATACAGCGGCACAAAGACAAGCAGTTGTAGATCACAAAGCATACGTAGATAATATTCCTACAAAATACGCGGCAGTTGACCATTGGAAGATTCCTTTCAAACCAATGCCTCAAGTGTAATAATTTAATACTTCTAATCACATTTCAAGAATTTTAGGTTACACTATTCGTACCTAATAAGTAATAGTGTTAATCTAATTATGACTGAAAATAATCCAATATCTAGACCAAAAGCATTTTTTTTAAATGGGGGAATGGGCAGAATAATTTGTGCCATCCCTGCCCTTGAAAAATACTATAATGAATCTAACGATAAAGATTTTATTATAGTAATAGAAGGTATCCAAAATATCTTAGATGGTCATCCAACATTAGATTCTAAAACATTTGACTATGGTCATAAAAATTTATTCCACACTAAACTTGTAAAAATGGATGTGATAAGTTTAGAGCCATATAGAGTATGGGAATACTATAATCAAAAATGTAATATAACTCAAGCATTTGATATTTTAATTAATAACAAAGGCGTTAGAGAATTATCAGCACCTACAATTAATCTAAGTCAAGAAGAATTACTTGCAGGGAAAAAAGCAGTTAAAGAAATTAAAGATAAACTTAAAAAAGAAAAAGTAATTGTTTTACAACCTTTTGGACGAGGCATTCAACAAATAGATAATAGTTTTGTAGATAAAACTTGTCGAAGTATGGAATTTAAAAATCTAAAAAGTATAATAAGAAAATTACAAGCACAAGATTATGCAATTATATTAATGGCAGAATTTGGAATTGAATTAAAAGGTGAGAAATATCCAGATGAAGTAGCAATGCCTGAAGGAATTGATTTAAGAAAATGGTTAGCAATTATAAAAAATTGTGATCATTTTTTAGGTTGTGATAGTGTAGGTCAACATTTAGCCTATATAGGTGGAACAGAAGCAACAGTAATAATTGGTGCAACGTTCCCAGTTAATACATCATATCCTAAAACAAAAGGAATTAATATTATAGATATGGGACAAATAGATAGAGAATATGATCCAATAAGAATAACAAACGATGAACAAGTTAGTAGACATAATGAAAAATTAATGTGGATGTCTGATGAAGTAGAAGATTATGTTGTAAATGTAATATTAGGAAAACAAAAAACTGATGAGGAAGAACAAAATGAATAAATCAGGTTATATTGCGGCAATAGCCAGAGGACATAATGCAGGAATATGTTTATTAAAAGATGGAGAAATTGTTTTTGCAATAGAAGAAGAAAGATTATCTAGACACAAATACGATGGTGGTCCTTATCGTTCAATGATGGAAGTATTAAAATATACTGACAAAATAGATTATTTAATTGTAGCTCATACACAACCATTAGATGATCCTACTACTGGTAAAGTAGATTATACTCATGATGATGTATATACAGGAATAGCAAGAAAATTAGGTTTAATAGATAGAAAAGCAAATTTAAAACAACACCCACAAGTAATTGACCTAAGTCATATTCATCATAAGTTACACGCCGGTTGTGCTTTTTATAGATCAGGATTTGATAAAGCCTGTTCGGTTATTGTTGATGGAGCAGGAACTTTTATGCCTGTTAATAATCAACTTACAGGAGATTTATGGATGTTTGAAATAGAATCTATTTTTGATTGTTCATATCCTAATAATATAACAACTGTATGGAAACACTACGGTACTGGTTCTGCGTCTCCTGGAGCACATATGACAAAAATGGATTCATCTAAAATGGGAGAACCTGGTAAAACTCATGAATGTTTATTTTCAGATGTAGCAGGAATTGTTAAAGTTTATGAAGCAGTTACTCAATACTGTGGATTCTCAGCCATTGAAGCAGGAAAAACAATGGGATTATTTCCTTATGGAAAACCTAATGATAGAATTCCTCCATTATTTCATAATGAAATAAAATATATGTCTTTATCTAATAGACATTTAATAATTCCTACATATCCTAATGCGGCAATAGTAAATGAAGGCATTTATGATTATTTAGATGAAACACCTACAGACAATCCTGATGTTACTAAACTACCTAATAGAAGAGATTTAGCCTATGCTTGTCAAACAGAAACTCAAGCAGAAGTTTTAAAATTAATTTATAAAGCTGTAGAAATGACAGGTCAAAAAAATGTTGTATTATCTGGTGGATATGGATTAAATTGTGTAGCAAATTATTGGTATCTTGAGTCTTTAAGAAAAGATGGAATTAATTTATTTGTTGAACCAGTATCAAATGACGCCGGAACAGCCATTGGAGCGGCTCTTTTATTTTATTATGGTATGTCAGAAGATATGACAAAAAGACCACTTACTACATTATGTCAAGGTCCAGAAAGAAAATATACATTAGAAGAAATAGAAAAATTAGCAAATAAACCTGGTGTTGAATTGATGGACGCAAACGATAAAGATGTAGTTAAATTAATGATAGAAAAAAATATTGTTTCAATGTTTCAAGGAAAATCAGAAAGTGGTCCAAGAGCATTAGGTAACAGAAGTATTTTATTTGATCCTTCATTTAAAGATGGTAAAGATTTTGTTAATATAGTTAAACGAAGAGAATATTTTAGACCATTTGCAGGATCTATATTACATGAACACGTACACGAATGGTTTGATTTAAGAGGAATGGAAGAAAGTCCTTATATGATGTATGCTGTAAATTGTCAAGAAGGAATAGCAGAAAAAATTCCTAGTATTATACACGTAGATGGTACTTGTAGAATACAAACAGTTAAAGAAGAACAAAATCCATTGTATTATAAATTAATTAAAGAGTTTTATAATCAAACAAAAATACCAATTGTGTTTAATACGTCATTTAATTTAGCTGGAGAACCACTTGTAGAAACATTAGAAGACGCTATATGGACTCTTGAACAATCTCTTTTAGAATATTTGTATCTTCCAGAATATGGAAAAATGATAAAGGTAAAAAATGTTAAGAAATAGTGCTATCTTTTTAAATGGCGGTGCTGGAAGAATGATTAGTTCCATACCTGCATTAGAAAATTTTGAAAAAGAAAATCCTAATGATGATTTTGTAATAATTTGTGAAGGTGGAACTGATGTTTTAAAAGGTCATCCAACATTATATTATAAAACATATGACAATTGGCATAAAGGACTTTTTAAAGAATTAATAAAAGATAGAAATTGTATTAATCCTGAACCTTATAGAGTATGGGAATACTATACTCAAAAATGTAGTCTTGCCCAAGCATATGATATTGCAATTAATAATAAAGGTATAAGAGAATTACAAAAACCTACAATAAGATTAAGCAAAGATGAACTATTATATGCTCGAAAAATGTTAACTGAAGTAAAAGAAAAATGCAAAAAAGATAAAATAATTGTTATTCAACCCTTTGGAAGAGGTGTTAGAAAAGAAGATAAAGATGTAGTTGACATTACCGGCAGAAGTATGGAAACTAAAAATCTTTATAATATAGTAAGAAAGTTATCTAAAAAATATGCTGTAATGATTATGACAGAAACACCATTAGAATTTAATAAGCATATGTCATCACCTGTAGCTACACCACAAAACGTACATATTAGAATATGGATGGCTGTAATTAGACAATGTGATCACTTTGTAGGATGTGACAGTGTAGGTGCACATATGGCTTATACTTTTGACACAACTACAACATCTATTATAGGATCTACATTTCCTATTAATACATCATTTCCAGATTATGAAAAATTTGATGTCATTGATTTGGGCAAAGAAGACCGTGTTTATAGCCCTATAAGAATTACTGTAGATGAATTTTCAGACCGTATAAACGAGGGTATTATGGAGATGAATGACCAACAAGAGCAACAAGTTATTGCATCTGTCAATAGAATGATAAAACACGGTAAAAATACCCGTTAAGCCCAATATCTACTTAAACTTTATCCTAATAAAATTGGTAAATACACTTAAAGAAGGAATCTTCATATGTTTGATGTGTCAAAACTATTTGGAAAAGGCGATAAAAATACGCTATTAATGAAAAATGGGTTAAATTTTTCATATAATGGTCCGTATGCTACAGTTGTAGAAGGATTAATTTTAGACAGATTTCATGTTGGAACTTTTTGTTCTGCAGAATATACAATATCTATAGACTATGATACTAATAATAAAGAAATTATTAGAGCACTAGTAGTAGGTAGCCCATCAAATAGTTCTGTAACAATTTACGGAAGATCAAATTTAGGAAATGATTTAGTAAAATTAACTAGTACAGTTACTAATTCTTATGTAGAATTAAAACTAGATCCTGAACAAAAAACATCAACAACAAAATATGACGGTTCAAAAGCTATTTTCAAAGCAACATATTATCAAACAATGAATGCTTTGGTAGGTGGTGCATAATATATGAAGTTATATTTTGATAAATATAGAGTATAAAGACTATGGCAGTAAATTATAAACAGTTTGAAGCAAACTATGGATTTAAGAGTCCAGGATTTACGGTTGACAATCTTGGTAATGTAATAGTAAGAACAATTACTAATACATATACTCCAACTGCGACTGACTCTATAGATTATACAGTTACAGAATCTTCAAATAATTTTAGTATTACAGATAAAGAAAGCAATAATTTAGGATCAAATCCTGTTCTTGATTTAAAAAGAGGTACAACTTACGTTTTTAGCCTTGATACTACATCTGTTACATTTAATATTTTTGCACCTGATACAAATAATAATTCAGTACCTGGTGAGCTTTATAATACTGGGTTATCACATACTACAAGTATTAATGGACAAAATCTTTCAACTGATACATGGACAGTTCAACAAACTTGGCAACAAGAAACAACAGCATATAGTAGACCTGTAACTGTTGTTGTACCTAATACTGTTGGAACATCCTTAGAAGGTAAACAAATTCCTGTAATTATATCTTTACACAATGCAAATCAATCATCTGGAAATGCTATTACACATTTAAATTATCTAACAGATAAAATTATAGTTGCTCCTCAAGGTTATAGTAAAGAATGGAATGTTGGATATTCATCTAGTAAAGCAGATGATATAGCATATCTTGATGCAATAATAGATAAGTTAGCAACTTTTGATAACGTAGATATAAGAGAAATTTCAATTCATGGACAAGGACTTGGTGGTCAAATGGCACACCAATATGCTTTACAAACAACAAAAACAAATATTAAAAATGTAATTATTGAATCAGCATTATTTAATGAAGATCAATATAGAGAAAATACAAACATTTTCTACAAAATGGCTTTATCTAATCTAGGAGATTCAACAGCAGTTTCTTGGACACCTGTAACACCTTTAACTAAATCAAAAGTTGTAATGTTTCATGGTGAAGAAGATTTAGCGTATCCATTTAATGGAGGAGTTGTAGCAGGCGAAACTATTTTAACAGCGGCAACTACAATATATGGATGGGCAAAAGCCGTTGGTACTAGTCAAAGTAAATTAACATCTGGAACACTACAAAGTGATGGAGCAAGTTTATATTCTTATAATTCAGGTGCAGTAGCATTATATGGCTATCCTAATGTAGCACAATCTTGGGAAGGAGCTGTAAAAACAAGCATTCAAACAAAAGTAAATGAAACAGCAACACCTAGTTCATTTTTAGATATTCCTACAGCTTCAACTGTATCAGGAGCAAGTGCTCAAGCAAAAACTAAAGGACTTTTAAGTTTTATAGTACCAATTGATGCCCCAGATAAAATATTTTATGGTGATGGAGACAAAATACCTAATGCGGCAATGAATATAACTAATCCTACGGTAACAGGAATTGGATCATTTAGTTCTATTCTTAATACAGGAAATTTAATAAGTTCAGGTGTAGATGCAACTATAACAATTAGTCCTACAGGTACTGGTACAGTAGATATTAATCCAGCTGGCGGTGGTACTATAAACAATGTAAATGTTAATGCATCAAATTTAACAACATCTGGTGAAGTATCAATAACACCTAATTCAGACGTAACTATAAGCCCACAAATAAGTGGAACACTAACAATTAATCCTACAGCAACAGGAGTTTTAAATAATGTAACTGTAGGGCAATCTGTTCCTAAAGCTGGGTCTTTTACTACTCTCGTTTCGACGTCAGGAACGTTAAATAGTACTACAATTGGTACAACAACACCTGCTAATGCTGGATTTTTACAGGCATCGGGCGAAAATGCGCCTTCAACAGGTAAACACTTGACCAATAAAACATATGTGGACGCAACTAGTATGGTTTATTCTATTGCGTTAGGAGTATAAAAAATGGCTTGCGAAAACGAAAAATGTAAATGTGAAAATTGTACTTGCAATCCATGTTTATGCACGGAAGACAATCAGTGTGAGTGTACAAAGGAATAATTTAAATGGCTAAAAAGAAATTAACAAATTATATATTTCAAACAGGAATTCCTAAAAGCGGGAATAATTATCCTATTGCTCACAATCTTATCTCTAAAAACGTAGAGTGGATTAAAGATGAGATGATGGGATACATCTTAGAAAAAACAAATTTACATACAAAAGCAGATATATATCCTAATACATCTAACAGAATTACAAACAATAGAACTTTTATTAAAGATGAAGTATGGGCTTGGGTATCGGCACAAGTTGCAGGTAACATTGCGCCATTTGCCGGTTTTACTAAAACTGAAGACACTGTAGAAGCAGATGTAGAAAAAGTAGTAGATGCTATTGCACGTGATGTTAGATATGGTGGTAATGAAAATTTAAGAACTCAAACAGGAACATATTTTATAGATGGTGTACTTCAATTAGCTAATAGTGGAGATCCTGAAATCGCATATTGGACTTATATGCAAACGCTTATAAAAGATTATATTTTACCTGGAAGTGCATTTAGTTCTTTACAAACTAGTACATCTTACACTCCTACAGGAGCAATATATACGCCAACAACTGGTGATATGATTTTAACTATTGGTGCTCACACTTTAACAGTTGGACAATCTGTTAGAATTAGTACACTTGGTTTAACTTTTACGTGTGCAAAGGACAACAATGCAACAAATCACAGTTATCCAAGAGCGTCTGGTTCAAACGCACCCGGTGGTGCTGATTATTTTTATAATAAACCAGTTAAAATTACAGCTATAGATTCAGTGTCAATTACTGTAAATGTAGGAGTATCTAGTAATACATCAGCACATACTTTTGTAAGTGCTTCTTCTGGATCTGTACAAAGTGGAACAATACAAGATTTAACAGGAACAAATGCTGAAAGTGCCGGTGTTACAGATTATGATACAAAATTAGGTCAATTAATTAATACAGTTGACAATGGATATCTTCAATTACCAGCTTTAATAAGTAGCTCTTATAAATTTGAAAATTTTACTTATAATACAGACAAGTGTAATAGAGATTATCAATTTATTCTTGATGCATATCTTAATGATTTACGTTACAATGGTAACAAACAAACAAGATTTATTGCTTCTAAATTCTGGGTTGGAACAACTCCACAGATAGATGGTGATAGACAACCAGAAATTGCCGCAACAAATTGGGTTAGAGATTTAATAACTAATTACGTTTTAGCAAATAGATCAGTAAACTTCACTCCAACAAATGCAGTATACACACCTACAACTGGAGTAATGACATTAACTATTGGAACACACCCAATAACAGTTGGTCAATATATTAGAATTAATACAAATAGTTTGACGTTTACGTGTGCTATGGATAACCATGGATCAAATCATACATATCCAAGAGCATCAGGCTCGAATGCACCAGGTGGGGCTGACTATGCCTATAATGAACCAGTTTTAGTTACAGGAATAAGTGCAGATTCAATTACTGTAAACGTAGGAATATCAAGTAATACAACAGCACATACTTTTGTAAGTGCTACTACAGGTGCAGTTACAAGATCAAAACAAAGCCCAGTTGTTACTACACAATTTACAGATGGAACTCTTTCTGAATCAAATGCGGCAAGTAGAATAACAACATTGTCAAATATTGTTGCTGATGTAAAAGAAAATGGTTTAGATAATTTACCAACGTTAGAAAAAAATGAAGTATCTAGCTTAAAAGTTGTTAATCCAGGTGGACAAGTTAATCATGAAGATATTTTATTAATTACAAACACTACAAGAAATACTGTATTATATAATTTTGCAGATGCAAGTCTTGGTTGTACAGTAGAATATGAAAAAGAAGTAGATGATGATTTTAAAGCATTCTTACAAGGTAGTGATACTGTAACTACAATATTTTTAAATGCTGATACTAGTACACACGCATTAGATGATGCAGTATCTATTTTTGTAGAAGGCGGAGAACTTAAAACAAGACCATTTGATTTTGGTACTGACGCAATTGAAAGATTTAGAATTGCAAAACCACAATCAATGATAGATGCTGACTTTGAGTATGGACTACAGCCAACCAAGTGGCAAGCGATTGCAACACAAAGAGGTTATCCATCAATTTACGAAGTACCGGGAACAGATATAGATATTGCATCAGTAACAACTGACGCATCAACTGGTACAGCAGGAATAGGTGCATCATTAATAACTGTAACAACAGTTGGTCCTCACTCCATGTTAGCAGGAGATCCATTAACTATTATAGGTTTTGCAGGATCAGGAGTAGAAGGGGCAGGTAGAGCACAAGGTTCATTTGTTGTAAATGCTATAACATCTAATAAAATTTTTAATTACTATGCAAAAGCAAAAGTAGGAACATCAAACGCACAGGTCATATCAACTAAATTTACTCAAATGCGTAAAGGTGCATTTTATACTGGAGCAGATTTAGGAGAACCGACTTTCTCTGTTGTAACTCAAGGATCAAGTGGATCAGTTGCAACTTCATTAAAAGTATTATCAGGACAAACAATTGTTCCATTTACTGGAACAGCTCCTCCAACAGGAGCACCAGTGGCAGGAACAGGTATTGCAACTGGTACACAAATTACAGCAATTACAGGTTCAGGTGGAGCAATAGTTAGTCCAAAAATTAAAGGAGATTATGCTTCAGGTGTAACTCAAGTTGAAGTCGTAGATGCGGCTGGTATTTTACAAAATTCTGTAATGGATAGAGGTGATGGGTTTGGTACAAATATTATAAACGTTAATGGAATGGTTTTAACTTTATCAAGTCCCTTACAATCAAGTTTAATAGGTGATCAAACAGTTTATCAAAATGTTGCTGGATTAAACAGATCACCAAATGGTTCAGGTGCAACTTGGAATGTAAGTTGGACTGGTGGAACTTATACTGTTGCAATATCTGTAACTGGACTAAATTATCAAGTAGGTGATGCAATAACAATTCTTGGAACGGCTTTAAGTGCATCAACACCAGCAAACGATTTAACAATTAATATAGATAGTGTAGATACTGCAGGAGAAATTCTTTCTTTCAGTTATTCAGGAACTGCATTTGACGGAACAGGATCAGTATCAAACGTAACTGGTAGTGTACCAGGTGGCGTAGGAACAGGCGGCACATTTAATATTACTAAAACAGCTGGAACATATTCAGTAGCATTGGCAAGTAAAACATATACAGCTATAACTCCTGCATACGCAGGCGGTAATGGTGCTGGATCTATTTGGGACATAACAATATTGAATAATACTTTTAGTGCCGTTACAATGTCAAATGGTGGAACTGGTTTCATTGTTAATGATTCATTAAGATTTGCAGGAACAGAATTTGGTGGAGTTGGAGATACTAATGAATTATTAATTAGAGTTACTGGTGAAAGTTCAGGAGTAATAACAGGTCATTCATCTGCAGGTACGGCTCCTGATGCAGTAGTAACATACTCAAACCCAGCATTTACTACAAGTGGTTCAGGAACATTAGCACAATTTAACGTAACAAGAACAGGTACAACTTATTCAGCAGTTATAACAGGATTAGGAACAAATTACGCACAAAATGATACTATAACAATTGATGGTGGTAATTTAGGTGGTGCATCAACAACAAATGATTGTACATTAACAATCGCAACTGTAGACGGTTCAGGTGGAATAA